CAGGGGCAGCAAGCGGCTGGGAAGAGACCTACACCGGAACGTCCTAAGAGTATTGCTGGGATTCCCGGGGCCACCGGGTCATTACCGGCGTCGTTGGAATCACAGGCAAAGACGGCTATTTCTGCCAGCATCAAGGATTTAGACAAGATTCCTCTGGAGGACTTAGACAAAATATTAAAGAACTTGAGATAATCGGGGAGAAGCCCCCGTAAAATCTTCAGGGTTAGCGTCTATCCCTACAAAATAGGCGATCTGGTTAATCCACCGAAAAAGGATTGCTCTGGTTTGGCTGCTACCGAAAAAAGCAGTGAGTGGATGGGAAAGAAAAACCTGGCATACACAACGGAGGTTTAACCAGAATGTCTATCACCACGATTGCAACTGGCGATTCGCTTGCCGCAAAGTTGTGGTCGAAGACCTTAATGAAGGATACCCTTGCCAAGATGTGGTACAAGCGGTTCATTGGCGAGGGTCCGAACTCGGTTATCCAGATTCTCCCTGAGACCAAGAAGAACAAGGGGGATAAAGTAACTTACGGTCTTCGGATGCAGCTTTCCGGTACCGGGCGCACGGGTCAGGACGTCCTTGAAGGGAACGAAGAGGACTTGACCTTCTACAATGCGTCTTTGTACATCGACTTGATGCGCCATGCTGTCAAGTCCGATCTCTCCATTTCTCAGCAGCGGCTTGAATACGATCTTCGCAAAGAGGCCCGGGACGCTTTGTCGGACTGGTGGTCTCAGCGCCTTGATTCGTATATGTTCCGGTATCTGGCCGGGGATACTGCCCTGACCTTTGCCGGTAACACTGCCGTGTCTGCTGACGCTTCTCATGTAGTTTTCGCTTCTACCTGCACGGCTGAGAGCCAGATGACCACGGCTCACACCTTCACCCTGAGCATGATCGACAAGGCGGTGTTGAAGGCCAAGACTGTCTCTCCCCTGGTGCGCCCTGTGCGGGTTGATGGCGATGACTACTGGATTGTGATTCTCCATCCCAACCAGACCTATGACCTTCGCACTTCCACGGCGACTGGTGACTGGCTTGACCTGAACAAGGCTGCCATGACTGGCAACGGTCAGAAGGATAACCCGATCTGGAAGGGCAGCCTGGGGACTTATAACGGGTGCATCCTGTATGAGTCCAATAACGTCCATTCCGGGACGTATGGGTCAAGTTCCCGCACGGTGTACCGATCGTTGCTCCTTGGGGCGCAATCCGGGGCCATCGCCTTTGGTCAGAAGGACGGGGTTGACCAATTCTCCTGGGATGAGGAAACCTTTGACTACGGGAAGAATTGGGGTGTTGCCGCCTCGCTTATCTGGGGGGTGCAGAAGAACATTTTTAACTCTCTTGACTACGCCACGATTACCCTGGCGTCGGCTTCCAGCCAATAAGGAGGTGAGATAAATGGCACTTCTTGCTACTAATGCCATGGCCGCCTCCGGTATCCAGCCTAAATATGTTGAGGTTGGAGCGTTGGCGATTGTATGTACCCAAGCTATTGCGTCTGGGGCTGCCTCTGATGGCCACTACGCTTTGTTTAAAGTAGCCTCTGGTATGACCATTGTGGATTGCGTCAGCCGCATGGCCACTGCCATTAACGCCACCAACAGTTATTACCATATCGGTATTGCTTCTGGTGGTAAAACCCTGGTGTCCAGTGCCTCTAACGGGTACACCTACCCTGCTCGGGGCGGTGCTGACTGCACTCTGCCCTACACCTGCACTGCTGACACTACCATCATCGCCACCCTTGGGGCGGCGTCCACGGCCATTTCCAGCCTTATCGTTGTGGCAACGGTAATGTCTGGCGACAATATGGATTAACTCTTAACCCGGGGGCGGGTAAAACCGTCCCCGGACCTCCTTGAATGAGGGTGTCATGGGAAGGCATGTTAGGGGCATGATGCTGAAGGTCCAGGAAGAGCAACCGGAGGAAAAGAAAGAAAAGGAAAATCCTTTGCTCCCCTGGCAAAAGGCTGTGGCTGCCAGGAAAGCCAAGGCCGCAGCAAGAAAATTGAAAAGAGAGGGTTAATGTACCGCACAGGACCGACCATAGAGACAGCGCTAAGAGGGGGCATATACGATTTCAGAGCTACTTGCCTCAATCTTGGATGCGGGGCCAGCATGAAAGAGAACGATGAAGACGCATACTGGCTGAATCTGGACATGCACGCCAATCCAGGGGTTCATATCGTGCATAATCTTGAGGACTTGCCCCTGCCTCTGCCTGACAACAGCGTTGATTTCATTCTGGCGTCCCATGTGTTGGAACATCTTAGGAATTGGAAGGAACTGATGCCGGAACTTCACAGAATTTTAAAGCCCCGGGGCTGTCTGCATATAAAAGTCCCAGAGGGCAGGTGTCGGGCAGCCATTGCCGACCCAACGCACTGTAATTTCTTTGTGCCGGAGTCATGGCTTCATTGGGACCGGGAAATTGACCTTGGTTTTGAAACCCTTAAAACGTCAAGTATCGGATTTGAACTAAAATGGAATGAGGCAATCACCCATCACCGGGTTGGCATTGATGATGGCGTCCCTGGCAACTACTTTACTGAACTTCTGGTGGATTTTGAAAAGGTAGGAGACATTTATCAGTGGGAAGTTGTCGCTAACAAAGCCATAAAAGAGAGGGAACAATGCCAAAAGCCTTAGTGATCCGGCCTGGACATGCCATCGGTGATGCGGTTTTTGTGACCCCGATTCCCCGTCTGCTATCTGAGAAGGGTTATGAGGTTCACGTGGCTTGCATGGCGCACAACAACGAGGTTTTCGCCAATAATCCATATGTGACAAAGACCATTCCCCTGCCTTCTGCCGCCGAATTTGGCAAGTGGGTGGAAGAATTTAGGGATGAGAGGGCGCAATATAGTGAGGTTTTCAGGTGTTCTGGTCACGTTGAGGTAGGACTGCTTTACCGGACTGATAGCCGGTGGGGAGCTATCCCGTCAGCCCCGGAGAGAAGGCATAGGGCTAAGAATGTTGTGTACCAGGACCGGATTTTGGAGGCGCTTGGCTTTGAGGAGAGGGGTCTGCTACCTGAGTTTTACTTTACCAAAGAAGAAAATGACGCCATGGAGCGCATGTATGAGGACAAGACCAAGAAAAAGGAGCAGTTAGTCCTCTGGCAGTGGGACGGGTCTTCCGGGTCAAAAACACTTACCTTTGCTCCGGTGTATCTCAGGGATATCTTGAAGAAGAAGCAGCATGTTCGGCATTACGTTTTTACTCCGAACCCAAACCTACAGGGTCTTATCCCTGAAAGCCCTAAGGTGCATAATGCCTGGGGCAAGAGTGGCATCAGGAACTCTATCCAGTTGGCTGCTATGGCTGACTTGGTGGTGGGGCCGGAAAGTTTTATGGTGAATGCGGCGGCTGGTTTCCAGACTCCCAAGGTAATCTTCTTTTCCCATAGTGCCCCGGATAACCTCGCAAAGTATTACGAGAATTGCTTTGCGGCGGTCCCGATAGAGAGTGTAGATTGCCATCCCTGCTATTTAATCCATGTGGATTTTCGCAATGTCTTTCACCCGGAGAAAAGGGCACTGGCAAGGCTTTATGAGAAGCATTGTCAGACCTATGACCCCAAGTTTCCTTACCGGGTGACGGGGTATAAGTGCTGCTTTTATATGCCCCACAACAATATTATGAATACCATTTCACAAGCCTTAAAGATTAAGGTTAAAAGAACATGGCGCACCGTCAAGAATGGCAACATCGACATGGCGGCGGCTTAAAGGAGATTTTGCTATGAAAAGAATCTTTGCAATTACCATGCTTATCGTGTCGATGTGGGCTGCGAACGCCTGGGCTACTGACCAGGCCGTAGTTTTTGGAGAAGAGACAATCGGCATTACAGGTACTGGTAATGCTGATTGGGGTGGAACCCAGAAATATTTTGTCAAGTGGATTTTCTGGAAGCCTTCTGCCGCTAATGATGTGTTGTGTATTTTAGATGGAAGTGGGGGTCCACCCATCATTTGGGCAACGGCAGTAACCGGAGATTCTATGATTATTTATCCCTACATTTACTGCAAGCCATTCTTTGATTATTCGGCTTGTACCATTGGCACCGGGGCCAACTACAAGGTCACTATTGCGGTGGACAAGAATATCCACTAAGGGATAGATGATGAATGGTGCTGCTCTAAAGACTATGATTGAAGGCCATTTCAATCGGACTGACCTTACCAGTGTGGTTGCGTCCATGGCGGCGGTGGCCGTGAAGAAGTTGGAAAGGGATGGCTACTGGTTCCAGCAGGCATCGACCACTGTGGCCACCACCCCAGGCACGAGTTATGTTAGTTATCCATCTGATTTTGTTATGGAAATGCAGGACGGCCTAAAAGATACCTCCGGAAATTCTCTTCTCAAGACAGACTTTACCACCATTGACCAGTGGATCAGGTACAGTGCCGGGTCTGGTTTGCCGAGTTATTATGCGCTAGCTGATAAGATTTACCTGTACCCGATCCCGGACGCTACTTACAATCTGCCAATTTTGTATCAAAAATCATTGGGTTTCCCGGCGGATACGAGCAGCAATGCCTGGAGCGTGGACGCTTACGATGTGACTTTCTGGGCCACAGTGGAAGAGGTTTGGCGCTACCTGAGAAATACCGAAGAAGAGGCCAAGGCCAGGGTGCAGAAGGGTTTGTTATTAAAAGACCTGCGCCATCAATCAGGCAGGATAACCGGAACTGGACAGGTGGTTTACAGGGATTTCTAAATGTATGAGTTGAAAACTTTTGCCCCAGATGTCAATCCGTTGACACCAGGAGTGTGCCTGAGCGTTGATGGTGCATACCCTTCTGAGGGTGGGGGCTTTGCTCCTGTGCCTACCGGCAGGGCCATGAGTTCGGCTATGGGGGCTGCTTGCCTGGGGTGCTTTACCTTCAGGGATTTAGATTCATCTTTTCGCACCATAGGTGGTACTTCCACGGGACTTTATGAATTGTCGGTAGCAGATTTGTCATGGACTGATGTATCCAATACAAGCGGATACACAGTGTCCAATAGGTGGAGGTATGCTGCCTGGGGTAATTGGGTATTAGCGGCAAATCTTGATGAAGTGGTACAGGTTCAAAAAACAAGTGGTGCAGCGTTCACCGATCTTACAGAAGCTCCAAACGCCAAATATATTACAGCATCGCAGAATTTTGTCATTATTGGCAACGTAAACGATACAGGAACTCCTTACGAAAACCGCATTCAATGGAGTGCTATTGGAGATGCAGAAGATTGGACTCCATCTACAACTACCCAGGCAGGGTATTACGATTTAGTCGATACTCCGGGGGAAATAACCGGATTGGTCAAAATGGGGGATTACATCGTTGTCTTTAAAGAATCTGCCATATATTTAGGGAGTTA